AACAGGTGGAGGAAGTCTGATGCCCAGAAGACATTCTCTTGATAGATACCCAGAAGTGAAAGAATACGCAGTAAAGGAATACGAAAGAGGGAAAACCCTTAGAGAGTTAGAACAAGAGATAAAAATCAAATTCCCACAAGCCCAAGCCTCCAGATCATCTATTCATAGACTGATTAGAAAGCTAAAGCCCTTGCTGGAACTCAAAAGAAGCGGGCTTTTATCTGATGAGGATCTTGATACATTTCAGCAGTCCCAAACCCTTGCAACAATTGCCACGGGCTTACTCCTTGAAGTCATAGCAGAGTGGCAGGAAAAGGGAGAGGTGGAAGATGTAAAGATAGACGCACTCATGAGGCTTGTGCATACTGCGTCTACCCTCTCCCGTAGCAGTGCATACATAGAAAAGACAAAAACTCAACTGATAGAACACACAGAGAAGGTGCTTGAGAAGGTAGCAAAGACTTTAGCAAGACACTTAGATGAAGAGTTAGCCAAGCGGATCATAGGGGAGCTAAAGCATGAGTTATAAGGAGAAGGCAGTCAGCAGAGTTTTAGAGAGAGTTCTCATTTCAGAAGCGGACAAAGATAGGAAGGGGCGGGCAAGGAACGACTTTGCTTTCTTTTGCCAAACATACCTCCCGCACATATTCAGAAAACCTTTTGCAGACTTTCAGTTGGAAATCATAAGCTTTCTGGAAAACCCGCAAATGAAAAGAGTAGTAGTTGCAGCGCCACGGGAGCACGGGAAAACAAGCTTGATTTATTTAGGCTATGTGCTTTGGTCTATCCTCTACGGCAAGCATAAGTTCATTGTCTGCATCGGAGCATCTGAACAAAGGGCTAAGGAACAGCTGGAAGACATTAGGCTGGAGTTGGAGAACAACACTGCAATTTTGCAGGACTTCGGAGAGGTCATCAAACGGGCTACAGTAGAGAGAATAGATACAGTGCACACGACAGTGATTTCCCGCGGTGCGGGACAAAAGTTAAGAGGTTTAGTCAAGCGTGGAGAAAGACCCGACTTAGTAATCCTTGACGACATAGAAAGTGAAGAACACGCAAACTCTAAATCTCTCAGAGACAAGCTAAAAAAGTGGTTTTACAGGGTCGTGATGGGTTTATCTCAGAACGCAAAGATTTTCGTGATCGGAACCATCCTTCACTACGACAGCTTACTCAATGAACTGATTACGAAAGGGCAGGAGTTGGGTTGGTTCGCAAAGAAATACAAAGCCATAACTGACGAGGGCAAGCCGTTGCACCCACATTTATGGACATTGGAGGCATTAGAAAGGAAAAAGCAAGAGATAGGAAGCTATGCGTTTGCTTCTGAGTATATGAACGAACCGTTGTCGGATGAAGACAGGATTTTTAGGCAAGAGTGGATAAAGTATTACGAAGAGAAGTTAGATTCAAGCAAGCTTGACATCGTAGCAGGCGTAGACCCATCCACGGGCAAGGAGAAGGGAGACTACACGGCTATAGCGGTCTTGGGCAGGGATAAGGAGACAGGGCGTATATATTCCTTGTATATTTATAACAAGCGTGCCACTCCGAACGAACTCATAGACGCCCTCATTTCCATACAGCTAACATTCAAACCGTCCCTAATTGTCTTTGAAGAAGTAGCCTTTCAAGAAGTCTACAGAAAGCTGATACAAGATATAGCAAGCAAGCGTGGAGTAAGCTTACCCATCCGAGGCATCAAACCTCACACAAATAAAGCCCTGCGGGCACAAAAGCTTGTGCCCTTCTTTGAGGGTGGGCTTATCTATTTTGCAAAAGGGCAAGAGGAAGCAGTTAAACAGCTTTTAGAGTTTCCCTTCTCTGCACACGACGACATCGTAGATGCCCTCGTGTATGCAGTCATGGCTTTAGAAGAGAAGGCAACCGCTTTCCCATACAAGTTTTTAAAACTTAGATGGCTGTAGGAGGTGTGAGATGATAGATTACAGGCTTTGTTGGGATAGTTATACGGGACTGGGTGGGTTCAGCGATGGTTCTTACCTTGTGAAATACCCACGTGAGACTGATGAGAAATACACACGCAGAAGACAGCTTGCTATTTATCCAAACTATGTGAAAAAGATTGTGGATACTTACGTGGGTGCACTCTTCAGGGTAGAACCGCAGAGAGATTTCGCAACAAACACAGAATACGCAGAGTTCTGTCAGAATGTAGACCTGCGAGGCACGGACATTGACGACTTCATGAGAAACATTGCAAAGCTTACGCTCATATACGGAACCGTGTTTGTGATTGTGGACAAGCCGAAGGCAGAGGCACTCACAAAAGCCCATGAAAAATTGCAAGGCATCCGACCATACGCAACCATCAGACTGCCTACACAGGTAAAGGATATTGAAATAGACAGCTACGGAAGAATTCAGAAAATCGTGTTCTCTGAACTGAACATGACGAGAGAATTCATGCCCGGGGCGTGGAAGGTGCGGGTAGGAAATGAGACATACGAAGGAACGACGCCCCTCGGAGAGGTGCCTGTGGTGGCTGTAAGCTGGACAGACCCAATCCTACCTACCGATGTTATAGTTCCACCCTTTATCCATGACATCGCAAGAGTTAGCAAGGACTTATACAACGCAATCTCTGAACTCAGAGAAATCCTAAGAAACTCCACCTTTCCTATTCTGACTATTCCCATCCCAGATCAAATCTCCGAGGAGAAACTGAGAAATATCGTAATCGGAACCGAGAACTTCATAGGCTACTATCCCGAGAAAGGCGGAAAGCCCGATTTTATCGCACCACCCGAGAGTCCAGCTAAGGTTTATCTTGACTATATCAACACACTCATAGACATGATTTACTCGCTTGCAAACTTAGAGTTTATCAAGGGCACACAACAACAAAAAAGCGGTGTGGCTTTAGAGTTTGAATTTCAAAACTTAAACAGCTTGCTAACACAAATAGCACAGAACTTAGAACAGGCGGAATACAAGATTGCGGACTTAGTAGCTAAGTGGGAAGGGAAGGACAGTTTTAAAGGAACAATTATCTATGAAAAGGACTTCAGCTATAGAGATGTGGAAAGGGAACTGAAGAAGGCTATGGATGCACTCACTTTGAACATCTCCGCAACCTTTGATGCAGAACTGAAGAAATACATTGCAAGGATGCTTCTAGGCAGTGAAATTGACGATGCAACAATGCAGAGAATAGAGAACGAGATAGATGGGCTGGAGGGTTTGGATAATCAGATGAAGAATGAACTCGGGTTATGAACTGGGAACAAGTCCGCAGGCTTTTCCTTGAGTGGTTTCTTTCCGAGTGGGAAGACATTGAAAAAGACTTCTCAGAGAAAACAGACAAGCTTATACAGAGACTGCGAGAACAGAACTATCAAATAGACAAGCGGACAGAAGAACTGCTGAGAAAACTTGCAGAAGAGTTATATCACAAAACCACAGCACTCACCACACACGTGGTGGATGCGGTCAACAAAACTGCAAAATTGCAGAAAGACGCCCTTGCTATGCAGCTTGCACAAGAGATTATCAATCAAAGATGGGATGACGGCTTAAAGCTTTCAGAACGCTTCTGGGACTTCTCACAGCAAGCGATGACAAGGCTGAAAAACACAATCATGGAGGGCATACGATACGACAACGGCGTCAAGGCTTTGATGTATAAACTGCAATACACGATGGAGGCTTTAGAACAGCAGGAGTTTGCAATAGTGCTTAAAGAACAGCTACCCAAATGGCTTAAGGAATTTGAAGAAAGCACGAGAGGGCTAATGGTTAATGCAGAAAGCAGACAAGCATGGGAGAAGATCAAAAGGAAGGTTGAGAAATATGTAGAGAGGCGAAGCAAAGAAGGAACATACTACGCAGGCAAGCAGTTGCTGAAAGAGATAGAAGAAGCACTACGGGAAGGGAAAATGGAACTTGTGAATAAAGCGGTTAAGTGGTGGATATACGATAAGCAACTTTACAGACTTAAAACGATTGCATGGACAGAGACCGCATATGCATATTTAAAAGCGACAGTAGAACTCACAAAGGATGAAGAGGAAATAGTGGGCTATCAATGGAGGCTTTCAAGAAGTCATCCGAGGGCGGATATATGCGATGTTTATGCAAATGTAGATTACGGGCTTGGTAGAGGAGTGCACCCAAAAGGCAAACTTCCACGCTTACCAGCCCACCCGCACTGTATGTGCTATCTAATCCCTGTAGTGCGTCGTAAAGGAATGGAAGAGAAAGAAAAGCCTACTATTCCAGAAAAAGCATTAGAAAGCTGGGCTCCGAAATGGCTTAAGAAATATGCGGAGGAAAACGAACTTAGCTTGGTGGATTTGTTCAATTTTGAAGAGGGAAGGTTTTTGAGGAAGAGAGAAATAGAAAATCTGAAAGGAGCGTTGTCCCAGCTCCGCAAGCCTGAAGCCTTGATTGACAAATATGATTTTCAAACCATTCAAGATGTAGAAAGACTGATAATAGACTTTGCTGAAACACACAGAGACCTTTTCTTCTACATGCCTAAGGAGGTGGTAGTTGAGGAAGGTGAGCATCTTACCTATATAATGGCTTGTAGAGGTCGTCATGACGGACCAGTGAAAATTCTTGTCAACAAGGCATACGAAAATACCTTAATATCCGCACTCCAAAACTTTAGGAATAAAGCCCGCTTAACTAAAGCAGATGAAGAGATGCTTGAAACCCTGTGGCACGAATTCACTCATTTGCGAACTATAAACCTTTTTAAGGCCCTCCGGCACCTTGCGGACCACGACAGGCGTTTAATGGAGATGCTTACTGAGCTCGTAGCCCGACATACTTATGACAGATTTTTACACATGCTGAGACCCGGAACCATGCCTAACTATCA